ATTGACAAGAAGTACCCAGGATTATATAAAAAGTCTAAGTAAGGACAACTAAGTGTTAACACCAAAAGAAGTAAACGATAAGTTAGGTCGCTTGCAGACCAAATTCGCTGCACGCGATCAGCGTATGCGTGATGTTCTTTCGGTGCGTCAAGGAGATCTATCTAAGGTCTATCCTTCGATGTTTTCCGAAGACTACCCAAAGCCTTTGGTTGCAAACTTCATTGATGTCGCAGCTCGTGACCTAGCAGAAGCAATGGCACCACTGCCATCATTTAACTGCTCAGCAACTAATATGGTTTCAGATTCTGCTCGCAAAGCTGCAGATACTCGTACCCGCATTGCAAACTTTTACGTCTCTGTATCTGAACTCCAACTTCAGATGTATGACGGTGCCGACTGGTACAACACCTACGGAATGGTTGCAGGTATGGTGGAGATGGATTACGACTCCAACAATCCACGCATCCGCATACTTAATCCGTGGGGTCTGTACCCAGAGGTAGATCGCTTTGGTCGTGTCGTATCTGTAACACAGGTACTATCAACTGATGCAGAAACTCTTTGTGCTCAGTATCCAGAGTTTGCCGATGCAATCTTGGCTAAGAATAACTACCAGCCAGGTAGCCCAGCAATTACGATGGTTCGCTACCACGACAAAGATCAAGACCTTATCTACTTGCCAGAGCGCAAGAACTTAACTCTTGTACGCACACCTAACCAGTTAGGTAAGTGTCTAGTAGTACTTGCACAGCGCCCTTCCCTTGACGGTCAAGCACGTGGTCAGTATGACGATGTCTTGGCAGTCCAACTCGCTCGTGCTCGCTTTGCAATCCTTCAGATTCAGGCTGCAGAAAAATCTATCCAAGCACCTATTGCTATCCCACAGGATGTGCAGGAACTTGCTCTTGGCCCAGATTCAATTATGCGTTCTTCTCAGCCACAGAACATCCGTCGTGTAGGCTTAGATCTACCACCAGGAGTCTTTACAGAGTCAGGAGTGCTAGAGCGTGAACTACGGCTTGGGGCTCGTTACCCTGAAACCAGATCCGGAAATACCAGTGCAAGTGTTATTACTGGTCGTGGTGTACAGGAGTTGCAAGCTGGTTTTGATACTCAAATCAAATCAGCTCAAGCCCAATTCGCTAGAATGTTCAGTGATCTTATTGGGCTCTGTTTTGAAGTAGATGAGAAATTATTCTATAACGTACAAAAAACAATCAAGGGTTCAGAAGATGGAACACCTTATGTTCTCAAGTACACACCATCTCGTGACATTAAGGGCGAGTACGGTGTAGATGTTCGCTACGGCATTATGTCTGGTATGGACCCATCACGTGCAATCATTGCATTGCTACAGATGCGTTCAGACAAGTTGGTTTCACGCGACTACGTTCGTCGTGAAATTCCAATGGACTTAAATGTTACTCAGGAGGAACAGCGTGTTGACATTGAAGAAATGCGCGACTCTTTGCGTGTTGCTGTTGCACAGTATGCTCAGGCGATACCGGCTCTGGCAGCGCAAGGTCAAGATCCATCTCTTATCGTTACACGTATTGCAGAAGTTATTAAGGGCCGTCAAAAGGGACTAGCTCTTGAGACTATTGTAGAAAAAGCATTTGCTCCAGAACCAGCACCAGAAGTACCTGGTGCACCCGAACTTCCAGCGGCAGGTGCGGCCACCGCCCCAGCCTCAGCGCAACCTCCACAAGAACAAGGTGGAATGGCCCCTGCTGCTGGTCAAAAACCCGATATAGCGACACTACTAGCCGGTATCACCGGCGCAGCGTAACCGAAGGAGGTGCACATATGAACAAGGGATCACACGCTCCAGCTCCAGTACAACCAATCAAGGTTGACACAAAGGCAGGATCAGTTAAGGGCGGTAAAGTTGACTTCGGTTATGCCGGAACAGCTCGCAAAGGCAAGAAGGCTTAATTACTGAAAGGTGTACAGGGTGTTGAACGATAACGATAGGATTCCGCGCCCTGTACGCCGGACGGATTTTTTAGTAATAGTACTTGGGTTTTTCTACAACTTAACCCAGTGCATAGAGACATTTATGTCTGAGATTTATGAACTATCAATTTATCACGCCAATCACAAAACCAAAGTCAACAAGGCTTGGGAAGATATGGCACAAGATTTAGAGACTTTAGAGGAGGACAAATGACAACTGCGCCAATGAACCCATTAGCAGGTGCATCAGGTCCTGGCAAGTATTCAGTACGTTCAGATAAGTTACCAATGGGTTCTACTTCATACGGTGAAGGTGTTGAGACTCAAGCTCTTAAGCAGGGTGCTCCACTTGCACAATCTCAAGATGTGCGTCCAGCACGTGGTGGAGATGTACGTGAGGCTGCTATGCAGGCTTCAGTCACACCGTTGTATGCACCAACATCACGTCCAGATGAACCAGTAACTGCAGGTATTGCAATGGGTGCAGGTCCTGGACCAGAGGTTTTAGGTAATCCACAAGCTAAAGAATCGCTTTCACAGATTCTTTCAAAGATGCTTCCATACGACACCAATGGTGAGATCACCGCTTTGTATGAGCAGGCACTATCCAGAGGACTTTAATGGCACAGAATATCAATAAAGGTAATCTGTATCAAGCTGCAAAGCAGTCAAACCTTAATCCTGCTCAGATGAATCAAATCAATTCATTAGCGGATATGTACTCAACACACACGACTTTATCAAACCTGCCTGCACAAGTTGCATCATACGAGTTTAATCAACTCGATACTGACAAGCAGAAGAAGATGGCAGAGTTCTTTGGCCAGAATGATGAGACACCTAACCGTGGCATCATCGGTCAAGCTGCATATATTATTTCACGTCCAGTTGTAGAACCTATCAAGGCTATCTTTAACGCTGCTAACTGGGCATCAGATCAGGTCACTCGTGCTTACCGCACAGGTGCTATTGCAGTTGCAGAAAAAGAAGATCTTGCAGATGCTTGGAAGAAGTCAGGCGCAAACGGTGAGATGGTCTTTAACGACAACCGCATTAAGAAGGCTATTCAAACATACGGTGCAAACCGTGTTGCTGTAGCGCAAAAGATTTCAGCTGGTATCCCACTAGACCAGATTGTTGCAGAAGCTCAAAACGAAGAGCAGAAGCAGATTGCATTTGCAGTCGGTAGCAAAGAAGGCGACAAGTTAACTGAAGAGGCTATTGCTAAAGTCAATGCCGCTAAGTACTCACCTGGTCGTCAACTAGCAAACCTTTTCCTTACTGAAGATATGGAAGGCAAGAGCGGTCTTTATACTTGGATCTCAGGTACCGCAGATGCAGCGTTCCGTATTCGTACAGATCCAACTATCTTTCTTGGTAAAGCACGCAAGGCATACGTTGCCTCTAAGTACGCTTTGACTAAGACAATTGGTACTGCAGAAAAAGTAGATAATGCTTTTGCTAATCCAAACATTGCTAACTTCTGGACCGAGTACACCAAGTCACTAGATGAACTTGCCAAGGCTCGTGTTAACAAAGAGCAGATTAAAGTTGGAGAGACAATTGGACGCCTTGAGCGTCTTGCCCCAGGATTCCGTGAGAACGGTGTAGACAGCGCTCTTATCAAGTTTGCTAATGAAGACTTCGGTGGCATCATTGATGTCAATACAGCCAAGGCTTTTTTGTCTAACGCTGAGCGAGTAGAGCCTTTGTTCTACGGACAAGCAGGATTCCAAATCAAGGTAATGCCACGCCTGAGTGAGTTCCGTCGCAAGCGTGTAGATTTCTACACCAAGGGCGAGCGAGTCTTTAATCTTAATCAAGACGGTACAGACTTTGTACGTAACATTGTTTTCGATGATGCAGATGGCCGTGGAATTACTGAAGCACAGGCTGCTCTTGAGTCTTTAATCGGACGCGAAGGCGAGACTGCTATTGAAGCAGGACGTCGCACAGCAGAGCGTATCAAGGCTGGACTTTCAGATGAAAGACTTAAGCGCTTTTCAGTATTTGGTATTAACCAGAAACTAGATAAGGTTGCACGTAAGTTCTCACTAATGCCAGATATGGCAGAGCTTGGTAACTTTACATCAGAAAAGTCTGTTATCGCTTTCCAGCGCTATGCAACTTTGGCATACGGACGCTTTTCTGCACGCACGCTAGCAGATGCTTACGCAACAGCTAATATCGGTCAGCGTCGTGAGATGTTTATTGGTCTGCAATCTGCAGTCGGTGAACTACGTGGATTACGTGGTGTAGCCGGTGGTCGCAAACTGCTTGACTCAATCGGTGCAGTAGGCCGTGAGGCTCAATACACCAACCGTGTATTTGATGCAGATAACCTAGATGGAAAGATTCCATCACAGGTAGATGGCTTTGACTCAGCAGCGTATGTATTCCAGCTCAATGATCGTATGTCTTTCATTACTCCAAAGCAACTAGACCAGTTCGCAGCACGCGATGGTTTCATTGGCAAACTCTGGGGATTCCAGTACGGTAAGGCAGCAGATGATGCTGTTAGCACATTCGTTACCGGTACTTTGGTTGGCCCACGTTTCCCAATCCGTAATGCTTTAGAGGATTACATTTTCTACCTAGCAAACGGTAACGGTGTTATCAAGTCAGGTATGAAGGTAGCAAAAGCACGTAGACTTGCTACAGATATTCGTACAGCATCAGATGAATTGACACTTGGTATCGTCAATCGCTACGGAAAAGCAGCAGACAAAGAAAAGATCCTTGCAAAGTTTGATGATGTCAAGAATAACATCAAGCGTGAGATGGTAGATGGCCAAGAGGTTATTATCCAAGACGCTTACAGCACACCAGCACAGCGCGAACTAGCCAAGCGTAAGATTATGGCTGAGGTTTTGCTACGCGATAAGTTTAATGACGCACAAGTAGGCGCATTTGGTGATGACTTTGACCAGTTTGCCTACGAGTTTGCTATGCACGGTGACTTCGAGAACCTGCTTCGTGCAGCATCTGAAGGTGCATACAATATGAACGCGGGCAATGACTTCTTTTCACGTGCAAAGCGTGTATCTCGCAAGCAAGGTAGGGTCGTAGACTTTACTATTGACGGTGAAGAGTACGCTCGCCAGTACGGATCTTTCGTAACGCTGTCACCACTGGACCAAGAGGGTAAGTTAGCTTGGGCATTCCAGATTGTTGGTAAAGGTAACGACGAGATTGGCTCAGAAGGCCTTAAATTACTTAAGACTTACGGGGATAACCGCAAAGATTTCATCAATGCTCTATCAAAGTACATTGATTCAGAGGACATTGCTAAGTTAAAGCCTAGGTTTGACCGTTATGTTGATGAATCATACACATCTACACAGCACGCAGCTGTTATCTATGATGATCTTAGAGCTATGCTCAGCACAGCAGATGGTTCTATCAACAAAGATCTGCTTAATAAGATAGTTGTTGCAGGCGAAGACGGTGCACTTAAAATCAATCTTAAAGATTTTAATACTTCTTGGCTACCAACAGATGCAAAGATGCTACCTAAGTCCATCACTGGACCACGTTTCATCCCAGCAACTCAGTCACAGAACATTATCTCTGACATTAACAGCCGTCTATGGGACTGGCTAGGCGATGCTAACGCACGATTCTCTCGTGACCAGTTAGTTATTGATGCAGCCTTTACTATCCGCAAAGATTTACAGCCAT